AATATTCCTCTGAACTCTTCAACAGATTTGCCGTCTTGAATAGCCTTGTCAGCTAGGTCTCTTCTATTGTGCTTTACACCAAGATCAATCATCTCTTTTGATTCTCTTCTGAGTTCAGCTTTTGCTTCGTCAGCACTTTGAGCTCTAACTTCATCAAGGTTAATCTCATTTTTAACTTCTTCAGTCATTTTAATTACCTCTATTTGAGTTTTAGTTTGTTTATTTTTAGAACGCCCAACGCCTACAAGTCTGGATTGATCAGCAGGAACGCTAACAGAAGAAACTTCCATTGGAGTCCAATTTGCTTTGTAATAATCCTCGCCATCACGTTGTATACGCTCCAGTTTATCTATTCTGTAGCCTACAGAGATATTCATGCGAATACCATCTTTGACATCTTCAAACACTTCACGAGCTAAAGCAGATTTACCAAATCTAACTACTGCAATTGTCCTTTTTGCAGTCTCATCCAGTTTGAATTCTTCAATTACACCTATTTGCTTGGTCATATCATGATCAAGGAGCAGTGGTGCTCGCCCAGACGAAATAAACTCCATGTTTATATCACCTTCAGAATGTCCTAGCACTTCCATGCCAAAACTTCTTTCAACAGGTTCTTCAGAAGAAACGCCAACTCTGACTCTACGATTTTCTTCATCAATATGAGAAGCTCTGGAAAGATCAACAGTCCTATATTTCATAGGCATATGTAATACTTTTCTTTCTTCCTCATCTTGATCCATCATAGAAACTTCCTCAGCCATTTCTACTTCTTCACCTTCTTCTACATCCTCATGTTTCTCAAACTCAACGATAACAGAGTTATCAGTTTCAGAAACGCTGAGGATATGTCTATCTTCTTTTTGCATAGTTTTCTCCTCAGTATTTTCTACTGGATGTATTTCTGATTCATTTGAATCAAAAACTGTTTGTCTTTCATCATCTTTTTTCATTTGTTCCACCAATCTTTTTGACCAGCTATAGCCTGCATCACCACCCCAAAGAGCCCATGCAATTCTTCCATTAGAAGGATAACCTTCTTCGCCAGCACTGAATCCTTCAGCTTGTTTATCAACCTCATGTCTAGAGAAGAAGCTGTACATTCTTTTAATAGTTTCATCTGATAAATTTTCACCAGCCACTATTTGTCTTGCTCTTACAGCACCAACCCTAGTTCCACCTCTGCCAAATTCTTCACGCCAGTCTAAGCCTTTTTGAGCTTCTGACTTCATGCCTGCATTTGGTCTAGCCATCTTCTTCTTCGCCACCTTGTATCTTAGCTTCCACTGGTAACTTCTGACCAAATGGCTGATAAGCTAATTCAATATCATATTGTTTCGCTAACTCAATTTCTTTTTGATGTTGCTCAAACAATTCTTCAGTATCTCTGCCATAAGATGCAGAAATGTCTGAATATGTAAGTGTTCCATTTTGTAAACCAATAACATTAGCTTGCATTTCTTTTAATGGATCAATCCATGCGAATGATCTTGGAATGTAATTTACTGATCTAGCAAATTTATCAAACTTGCCCATTGGTAAATTAATATAACCTGTAGAAATAGCCATTTCTAACCATGATTGGAATACTGGGTTTACAAAATGCTCAATTACAAATTGCTGATATATCTGATACATACTTCTATCTTCTAAAGCACCTTGTCTGATAGAAGAATAATTTACAGATGTTAAATCGTTAGATAGTGAGTGATAAGAAATGTTTAATCCTGATGCAATGCTTCTTAATACGCTTGTTGTAAAAGACTCAAAAGCAGATGTTGGATGATTAGGGTCAAAAGCCTTAAAGTCCATACCTGCTGGAAGCTGCTCAAAGACTCCTGCTTGAGCGTTCATTGTTGGATTGAATGTATCTTCATATTCACCATCACCAACATAGCCATCACCATCTGGTGAAGTGAAGAAGCCCATTTTACTAGCTCCGACTCGTGCTGCCACAATTTCTGCCTCAAGATATCCGTTAAGCATTTTGACATTAGCCATAGCGGTTGCAATTAAAGAAACACCTCTGGTTTGTTCTGCCCTTTGTGGCATATAAGCATGAATGATCTCATCAGCAGGAACTCTAATATGTTGGTTTTGGCTTAAATAATTTCTATTGTATGGATGATCTTTGTACAGGTGAAAAGCTACTGGCTTATCATATTGATCTACTTCAACACCCATTTTAACTTTGTTGCCAGTTTGTTTGTAAACATCATTTTTGTTTTCGTCTAAATGATCTGATTCTAAAAACTGTAGTTGAAAGCCAAAAGGAGAATTTGGGTTTTTTATTTTTCTAACTAAAACCTCACCATCTCTTGCCAATGATTCTATGAATATTTTTTGACAATCTAAGAATGACAATCTGCCATTGGTTGTACAATTGCCAAGCTGAGACCATTCCTTCCAAGCTCTTTCAATGAGCAGGTTAGCTCCAATGTCTAAAGAACCATCATCGTTCCTAGCTTTGGAGCTAACTCTTATGCCATGCTTGCCGATAACATTAGATACCATTAGATTGAGGTATCTAGCAATGTAGCTATCGTTTCTAGCTAACTCTCTTGCCCTATCTCTTAGGATTCGTATGTTATCTTTTATTTCAGCATCGGCACTTGTAGATGTGGTTACAAAATCTGCAAACAATCTTCCAGTGTTAGCCCCAGTATAACTTCTTCTATAAGCCTTTCGTTTTTTCTGTTTTGGTGTATCACCACCAATGATTCTGTTATACCAAGCCATTATACTATGTCGCTCTTAGGTGTAGTGCCAGTAGTACGACCAAAATTAACTTTGATCGTATTTCCTGATCCTCTTTTATTTTTAATTCTTAATTGTTTAACTTCTTTAAGATATTCAGCTTTGTATCTATCTCTAAAAGTTAATAACTCATCTATTGAAAGTCTTGATAAAGACCTTCCAGCAATAGACATAGAACTCTGATCCATTGTGGCTCTATTTTCTATGACTGCTTCAATCGCATCTAAAACAATCTTTGCATGACTTCTAACTGAAGCAGAAGTTGTTGCATAGTTATCCTGTATCTCAACAAAACCTTCTTCTAATTTAACTCTTGCAGAATCAGATGATCTGGTTATGTATGAAACCCAGTTATAGTTTCCTTTTGTGTAAGAAGCTGTGCTTGATTCTTCGATAATGTAGTTATCATCAGATTCAGTTGCAGTTAAAGTAAAGTTTGCAACTGTAGCACCATCAACTAAATTGAATTCATAAGATAAAGAGTAGTCAGCAACAGGATAATCCTGTGATAAATCCTCTCTTTTCCAAGCCCAAAAATCTCCTAGTTGTAACTCAACTGGAACTTGGTTTGGATAATTTGTTGAATCAAAAGCGTTGCTCAAGCAAAAACCTCATAAATGTTTTAGATATATCTACATCTAACACTATGGTGCATTGAGATAATGTCAATATTTTTGCTTAAATTAGACTACTTCCAAGAAGTAGCAAAATTACCCTTTGGTTGCCTGTTAATTTGCTTTTTATTGTTGTTCACTCTGTTTGGATCAGGGTCTGTTACGTTACCAGTTAAAATTCTTTGCTCTATTAAGTCAAAGTTTGGATTTAGTATGTATGCAGCAGCCAGTGCATAACAAATAGTATCAAGTGCTTCATTTCGTTCTCTAACTTGCTTCCAATATAAAGTTTTTCTGCCTTTAACAAATTTCACAAACCTTTGCTCTGCTGTGAGCTGTTTAAAATACTCATCATCTACTGTAGATGGAAAATGTAGAGTTGAATAACCATATTCAGATGCAAGTCTTGAGTATATGACCTCTTTTGCTGTATCACTTCCAACTGGATAGAGGGTATTGTTCTCTTTGCCAACTTTTGTGGGTTTGCCTACAACTGTTTTACCACTTTGAGACTGACCCTTGATAGCAAATATCCTTCTGCCCTTTTTGTTTTTAGTAAAAGCATAGACCATTTGTGTCTGGAATCCTGAGTCAATTGTTGTGCAGGCGATGGTCATGTGCCTTCCAGAATGTGTCTTAAACTTAGTTTGTAGGTATTTATCCAAATCATTCCATACATTCATTTGCCCAGTGCTGCCATAAATGATTTTATAGTCAACAACCCACATCTCATAATTGTGTGAGAAGGCTACAACCTGACATTCGATTCTGTTTTTCTGAATATCAATGCCACAGGTCAAGACCAAAGCTTCATCTGGTATAGAATCAAGGTCATAACTCTCTCTTCTGGACATTAAGCCTTCAGCTTCTACAACTTCTTCAGGTTCTGGCTGCCATGTCTCAGCTAAAGAGGTATTAATAAATGTTTTTAACATCTCTGGTTGTTTTCTAGCTTCTAAAAAGTTTTCAGCCATTGATCCCCAGCTACTAAACACAGAATAGATTTCGTTTAAGTGAAAGCCTGCTATTTTCTTTGTTTCTTTTGTTGCTCGCCATTCTCCATTCTTTAACATCCAATATTTCTTTGATTCATTGATAATACAACCATTCTCGCAAGTATAGATTGCAGTCTCTGGCTTATCCTCTTCCCAAACTACGTTTGACCACTTAAGAGTTTGCATATGATTGCACTCTGGGCATGGAACATAGTAATAACGCTGATCACTTTCCTCAAAAGCAGCTTCAATTCTTGAAATACCCTTAACTGTTGGTGTGCTACATAGATAAATCTTACGATTAAAAAAGGTCTGAGTACGCTTTGAAGCCAAAAGAACTGGGTCTCCCTCACTGCCTACGTTGGCTTCCATCCTATCTACCTCATCAACACACAAAATACGTACACTTCTGCTAGCTAATGATGCAGCAGAATTAGAGCCCACCATGTTTAATGTAGTGCCACCTTCAAACTTTTTAGATAAAACTGTGTTGGAACTATCCTTAGCTTTGGGTTCATTAATTCTATCTCTAAGCACTGGGGTATCTCTTAGCATATTCGAAAGTTTCTCTTTACTATATGCCTGAGCCATTTGAAGAGAGGGCTGCATTATAAGTATGGGTGATGGTTGCATATGTATGTAATAACCAACCACATTATTAAGCACCTCTGTTGCACCAATCTGTGCACTTTTTTGCCAAACAATACGCTCTATGTTTGGATCATTGAACACATCCATAACTTCCTTTTGATAAGGAGCATAGTCAGTTCTATATTTACCACTCACAGCAGATGACTCAGGTGATAGATACCTGTATTCATCAGCCCATTCTGATATCTTTAAATCAGTTGGTGGTTTCCACAGACTTTGTACTTGTTCTAGTACGCTCTGCATATTCTTTTGGTAATCCATCTCCAGATAGCTCCTCTAACGCTTCATAAATACTTTTCTTAATTAAATCTTCTGCTTCGCTAAAATTCTCAACTGCCAAAACTTGATGTGCAAGATTGGTTGGCACATTTAGCAGCTTTGCCTTAGCATTAGCAACAAAATCATTCCAAGTGCTTTTGACCAGCTCTGCTGGTATTAACTTAGCTTCAAGTTGATTAACTTCTAACTCTGCTTTGTCTGCTTGGAACTTCTTAAGTCTGGTTGACTCCTCAACTATATCTCCACTTGATCCACTTTTCTTGAAGTGATTGGCGTTTTTTCTTAAGTGATTAATGTATTCAATCCTGCAAACATCTATATCAACTGGAGACCTGCCTTTTTTAATTGTAAACACGCCATTCTTTACCAGCTCTGACACTGATTGAGGTGTCATCCCCAGATGTTTCGCTAACTCAACTTGTGTAGCCATTTTGTAAAAAATAAGTTTGATTGAGATTTGCTCGATCTAAAAAATAAAAAAACTCGCAACC